GTAAATGTTCCGACTAGCACTGAAGCTACCACCGGTATCATAACAATATTTTTCTTTAACAAATCTGCTAAGTTCATTTACATTCCTCATTTTATCTCTCCCCAATTGGCACCATGTTCATAATCTACTTTGTTTGGAACTTTAAGTTCTACAGCTGCTTCCATAATCTCTATAATTTGTTCAGCTTGGGCATCAGATTCAACAGAAATATCTACTTCATCATGAATTTGTATGTGAGGTATTATACCATTTTCATACAAAGCTACCATACTTTTTTTAGTCATGTCAGCCGCACTTCCCTGAATTAATTTATTTAAAGCTTTATAGGTAAATGCACGTTTTAATGGCTCATCATATTCTTTTCTAGCCATCTCTAAAGGTAATGGTTTAAAAATACCAAACTGTGTAGGCTGCCATAAATCAAAATGACAAGCTCTGCCTCCTAAAGTTCTAATTTTCCCACGGTCCTCTGCTTTGCGTGTTACATTATCCATTAATTGTTTCACAAAAGGAGCTTTTCTGTGGTATTGTTTTATCAATTTTTCTGCGGATTCTTTCATTAATCCTAACTCTGCCATTAATTTATTTTTACCCATGCCATACATTAAGCCTAGATTAATCGTCTTGGCTTGTTTACGTTCAATACCTGCCATGTCTGCAACAACCTGGTGAAAGTCTGCGTCTCCTGTGTTGTAAGCTTCCACAATTTCATCAACACCATCTAAGTTTTGTAGTTTAGCATAATGTACTAAAATTCTTGGTTCTTGTTGTGAGTAGTCAAACGATCCCCATTTAGTATTTTCTTCTGGAATAAAAATAGATCTTATCATCGGTCCGAGCTCCGGGTGCCTCGCTGGAATCTGCTGTAAGTTTGGATTAGACATAGAGAATCTACCTGTCACGGTCCCACCTTGATCTGACCTTATTTGATTTATGTCTGCATGAATTCTACCATCGTGTGAGTGTTTTGTAATTGAATCTATAAAAGTTGTATGCGCTTTGTTAATCTCTCTTGCATCAGCAATAGATCGCGCTAACTCATGCGGATGGTTTTGTAAAAAGTTTTTAGTAAAGCTAGGCTCATTACTTTTTTCTGTCCTGTCATAAGGTAGCTTTAATTTGTCAAATGCTTTTGCAATGCTTCGAGCTGCATGTATTTCTACTTCAATTCCTGTTAACTCTTTGATTCTACTGACTATTTTAGCTTCGCGTTGCATAAGATTTTTTTTCAATTTGTCTGCATGTTCTAAATCAACTCTTACACCTTTGAATCTCATATCAACTAAACAAGGAAATAGTTTTGTCTCTAATGTAAATACATCCATAAGTTCTTGATTATATAATTCTGTACTAAGTCTTTGCCAAAGTTTTAATGTGGCTTCAGCGTCACGTTCAGCATACTCACCTACATACATTGCAGGTAGTTTATAAAGTTCTGCTTTAGGATTTACTGAATAACTTTTAGCTGCTTCGTTTAGTAATGTTTCATTCTTACCCATGCCTACATAATGTTTAGCCAACGTATTTAATGCATAAGATAATCTATTCTCATCTATTAAAGACGCTGCAATCATAGTGTCTACAATCTTACCTCTAATTTTTATACCCGCTTGTCTTAACCAACAAACATCATACATAGCATTGTGAAATATAAAGGTAGTTTTTTCTTGATTAACCATATCCTGGACCCATTCTAAAACGAGTTTTTTATCCATATTCCCACCACCCTCATGTCCTATCGGATAATAGCCACACCAGCCCTCTACGGCCACCGCAACGCCAGCAATGTGGCCTTTTCCAGTCACATTACCTGATCCTAATGTAGTTAGATCAGGATCATACGTTTCTAGGTCAATCGCTATTTCTTTAGCGCCTGATAAATTTTTTAGTTCGTGTGGTGCTACCCATTCTGTTTCGGGCGCAAATAGCGGTATCTGTGTTCTTCTCACTTATAATCCCTTTCAATTATCATCTCAATAAAGTGAATTGCTTTTAGCAAATCTTCTTTTTTTCCCTTAAATGGATGACGACATATGTATTTTATAGCGCATCCCTCAGGAAATAACAACTTGTTTTCAACCACAAATTTACTTGGCTGAATGACAAAATCTTGGTAGTGTCGTCCGCCTATTTGTTTATCCCAAACTTTACTCATATTATGTAAGCACGATCAAAATTTTTAGGATCTAACACATGCAATTCACGCTTCGCTCTTGTCGCTCCAGTATAAAATAATCTATGTAATTCATCCGGGTCATGACTAAAAGTTTCTATCGCTGCACCTGTTAAGTCCTGCATAAGTAAAACATTGTCGGCTTCTCCTCCTTTCGCTCCATGTATTGTTGACATTTTTATACGAGGATTTTTATTTATCTGCTCACCATTCGCCCTCATATTACGAATGTAAGTTTCTGTCATAGGATCTAAACCATTAAATGATTCAAACCAAACGTTAGAAGTTATTAATCCATGTTGTTCTTGACATTCTTTTAATGTATACTTCGCATCCGAATGTAAAGTTTTACCTTTCTGAAATCCCACTAACACATTGTCACCTAAGTATTCATAAATGTTTTTTATTTCTAAATGATTTAATTTTTCACCTTTACGCCAATGTTCCCAATTATTTAATGCTAACAATAATTTTAATGGTACAGAATTTATTCCTTTACATTGATAATACCATCCTTGAATCTCACATAAATCTTTGGCATCATCTAAAAAATAATTAGCAGAAGATAATACTAGCCAGTTACCCTTACTCATATCTACTTGTGTAATGTCAGAATATCTTTTTAATATACCCATCTCATCTCTAGGTTTATATTCTTTATCAAATCTATTTTGTACTTTGTTAATAATATTTTGTGACAGTTCATGAATAGGTCCTCCAGGAATCCTGTAAGACTGATCTAATATTTTAATGTCGTTAACTTCTTCTTTAAGTGCTATAAAATGATCTACATCTGCGCCGGCCCATTTAAATATAGCTTGATCGTCATCACCTGCAATGTAAGTTTTGTTTGCTCTGGACCAAATCTTTCTTACCATATCCCATTGTAGTAAAGATAAATCTTGTGCTTCATCTATAAATAGAACTTCAAACTTATTTAACATTTCTTTTTCTAAAAACTGTTCTAGTAAATCTGTAAAATCTTTAAGACCTTTTTCTTTTTTAAATCTTTTAAGTTCTTCTGATAATAAAAACAAGGTGCTTCTTTCTATATCTAATATGTTTTGTCTTGAATCATAATACTCTAGTAAATCTAATCGTTTAACTCTAGCTGTATTTATAATAGTTAAGTATTCGTTATCAGAATTAAATGTACCATCTTCTGTAGAATAATTTGCAGTCTTAATTGGTATGCCACATTTCTGCCCAAATTCCTTATAGTCTTCAGTCTTCATCATTTTTTCTTTAGTCATGCCTAATTGATTAAATGCGTATGAATGTAAAGTTCTAAAAAAAGGTAAATCGTTTTCTTTATCTAATCCAAATTTTTCTGCAGCACGATCAGCAGCTTCTGTTGCAGCTTTCTTTGTAAAAGAAAAATAACCTATTTGTTTAGGCCTTATCCCATCTTTTAGAAATTCGTCTACTAAGTTTAACAATGTTGTTGTCTTTCCCGTTCCTGGTGGTCCTAGTATTATTGTCTTCATATTTTTTTAGTTTCCTTTCTGCTATTTCTAGCTGTATTTGTGTTAGTTCTAACTCTTCTGTCAGTTCTTGTATTATTAATCTAAATCTTAAATGCCAGTTTTTACCGACATCTCTGTCATAAGTTGGAGGTTTAGTCATTAAAAGTTCTCTAATTGATAGGGTTCTTTAGATGTAGAAGGTTCTACTTTCTTCATTGTTTTTATTTTAATAAGTCTTGGTGTTTGTTTTTTAATTGTCATTCTTACTTCTTCTATAAATATATCTTCTAATCTTTTAATTAAATTACCTGTTTTAATTTTATCCATGTCCCAATTGTTTTTCTTTAAAAAACTATAAAAATCTTCCATTCTAAAATATGTAAAACCATCCTCAGTAAAAGGTAATTTATTAAATATATCATCAATTGTTCTTGCTGATTGTCTATTTGTAGTCCAGTCTTGCAACAGACCTGTTAATTCATTTATTGGATCTAAAGATTCTAATGGTTCTACTTCTTGAAGATTAGTCATCATTGGTTTTAAAAAATGTTGTTTCCAATCTTTTGGTTTAGGTACAGGCACAATTTTATTAGCTTGATCTAAACATGCTAAAGCAAACATACCTGGATTATAAAGTTGTTCTGATTTTAATTCGATTCTTTTTTTATCTACATCTAAAAACCATTGAGGAGGATTAGAAGTATACTTTGTTAAACTTCCTAACACAGGCATTTCTTCTTCACCAAATCCTACACCAAATCTTTTTGTTCTACATAACCCTGATTGACACACAGAATTTATAGGTGCATCTTTACATCTATACTTATCATAACCTTTTCTGTTAACTGATTTAATTAATTGTTGTACTTCATTATTACTTAATGGTGGATCCATAAATTTCATATTAGCTTTTACAATTTCATCTTCCCATGTATCTGGTTTAGATTGTTTATAAAATACTGCTATGTTAAATAAAGCATTGTTCCTTGATCCTTCACCAAATCCTATTGTTGCTAACTTATTTAAACACGGCGGTCCCAAGGGGAAGGCTTCCTCTCTTTTTGTCTCTGCAACTCGAATTCCTTCAACATCTCCTCGGGTGCAACTATACTTATCATACGTAATATAAAACTGCTCAAGTGTAAGAGCATTACCGTTATCATCAATCGCATATCTTAATCCTTTCGTTCCGTCATAGTAGGGTAAGTTTAAGAAATTACCAGTGTCCCCACGTTCCACTAATATTTCTGTTTGTTTTGGAAAAATTTCTGAACCTTCATACCCAAGTATGATAGCCATGCTTTTTAATTTTGATTGCATCAAAGATGCTGGAATGTTTTCTTGTGTAAATAAAAATACGTGTGCGCCGCCTGATTTACTACGGCAAACTATTAAGGGTAGCTTATGATTCCTAATACTTTTAATGAGGCTAAGGTGATCAAAGTTATATTCGTCAATATCAATACAGCCCCACCTGCAATCATTAGTATCTGTGATAGGGATAATCCCGAGGGCTGGACCTCTTCCTGCCAAATGATTGGACCAAAGCTCGTCGTTGACGTTTTTACGAACAATGAAGGCTTTGCCTTGTTGTTTACCGTTTTCTCCTCTGTCACCGGGTTGGTATTGTCCATATGCTATTGTTAATCCGTTAAATATTTGTTTGAATTTTTCCATATATTCCTTTTTCCTTTCTTTGTAAAGGGGATCTTGCGATCCCCTTCAAAATAAATTTAGTACGGAGTACTATCTTTACTTTTCTCTTCCACATCAGCTTTTGTTTGCACGTTACCCTTTGAGACACTCTTATTAAAATCCTTTGCACTTAAATACAAAGTTTTATCTTCCTGTCCCATGATTCTGTCCTGTGTAACAGACCAACCATACCAAGAACCTTTATCGTTCTTTTGTAGTACAGATGCTAAGTTATACACAACCCCATGCATTGGAGGGATAGCAAAACCACCTTTTCCATCAGGTATTTGTATGGTTTTCATCATAGAATTCCATTTTTTACTGACGTTAAGTTGCGTTGACTTCATAGTTATCAACGCTGGTGTCATTCCTCCAGCTTTTGTTTCAACCAAAACATAGTAAGAAGCTGTTTCTTCTAAATAGTTACCATTAGGTAATCTAATTTTAGAACCATCTCTCTTACCAGTTTGAATTACCGGACTGTTTGGTAGGTGAGAAGCCACAGGTGCTCCTGGACCATCTCCTCTATCAGACCATTCTGGATAATCCTTTTTGTAATAACAAGGAATAACCTTGATACCTTTTTTACCATCGAACAATTCGCTGGTAACAGTATTATAAATCATGCCTGGTTTAGCACCATCTATAAACTTCGCATCACCATCAGTTACTTGAGGTGATAGTTGTCCTAAGATTCTGACAAACGGTAACGCCATATCTTCTTGCGTCATGTTTTCAAAACCTTGTTGCAGGTCATCGCCAAATAAGGCAACAGATCCTGATGTTTTAGCTGTCATTTCATTAGCCATTATACATTCTCCATTAGTTATTTCCGGCTTATTTTAGTTTTATCTTTAATCCATAGACTAAAGCAATCGGCAGGCATGTCGAGGCCGGCCTCAACACGCTCCCGATATAGAGCTGTTAATGTATTCCAAGACACATCAGATTTCTGCTGTGGCTCATATCCATTTTCAGCTGCAAGGTCCAACAGTTG